TCGAACCTAACGATACAGCCCTCTCCTACTCTATCCATAATTCGCTGGATGCGATCCTCTGTAATTACCGCATCTACAAACGCCGGAACTCCTCCGTCCTGATACCGTCTTGTTCCTTCCCTCCCTATCTTCCTTGCTATGAGATAGGCTAATGTTGATACCTTCATCTTCTCCTCCACCGGTCTTAACCCCTTCGCCTCTATCCACTCCAATATCGCTCCCACTGGTGGCATCCTGCCCTCTGCTCGACCCCACTGCATATAATACGTATAATCTAACCCCGTTATAACACCGCTATAACCGCCATCTCTATGTATCACCTCCGTCTCCAGACCTCGTTCCCATTCTCCAGTAGATCGCATTCCTAGTTCCTGATACTTCGCAATCAAGTCCTTTCTCAACTCCTCTAATTCCTCCTGTAAAATCTTCTCTACTATCATAATACTGTTGCTATCTGAAACTCTACCAGTACTCCGTCATAGTTATCATCATATAAGTTGATAACCTCAACCATTCGCCACTGTTGTATCTCATAGTCATAACAAAAGGACTTAGGAATCTTCATCACCTCCTCCTTACACCGCCTGATATACCTCTCATAGCGACCCTCTGTAATCGCATTCCCAACCTGTCCATCATACACCCTATCGTATTCACTACACATCAATAACATACAACGCCCCTTATATATTCTATTGCGAACCTCATTTCCATCAAAAAAAATCTGCTCCTCTACAGGGTCTAAGAAGAGTGTAAAAGTCTTCTTCTCTAAATCCAAGTTATGAAAGTCTCTCCTACCATAATCAAATCCCCACCCCTCTACTCTCGCTATCCTCTCTAATACCTCCTTCATATTCCTCCTTTTTTAGAAATGACAACAGAGTCACTATTACCTTGTAAATCTCCTGCACGCTCCTCATTGTCGCTATTATTCAAATATTCCTTTATCGACCGTGCTATCTCCTCCTTATCATCCTTATTCAGTATGATTCGACCTATCACCTGACCGGCTCTATCAAATCGAACCTTATCCTCAGCCTTCTCGTAGATACTTTTAACCTCGATAAGGCACAACAACAATGCGCCTCCCAAAGTCATAAAAGGGAAGAACCACACCGTATTATGGTAATATTGTTCAAAGTACCACACCGCGCTCATCTGCATACTATCTACTACTGTAAGAGCAATCAATACATTGTAGTATTGGGCTGTTTTCTTCACAGTACTTCTATATTTGTAAGATTTACGTTCCTCTCCCAAACTCTTAGCTTTCCGAATGCCACTCCATAGGTCGGTCATAATCATCACAAATACTAATATGTATATTCCAAAAAGAATACACAATGTTACAAATATCTTTTCCATTCTTTATTTTTTTGTTACTCAAAACTTGAATCAAAACTTGAATCAAAAATTCTTCTTCCCCATACACTTACAAATCCCCTGTCAAATCTCTTCCTCATCTCCTGAGGATCACCATCAAGAAAGTACAACAGACTACGCTCACGTATCGACCCCGTCCCAAGAGTGAATCGTATAGCACTCTTGTCATAATCACGCTCCAGACTTCTCACTTCCAATCCCGCATCATACCCCAACACCTCATAGCGTCCCTCTTTCGTAAGAATAATAGCTACATATAGACTATCAGTTAAAGCCTCTATCTCCTCTATATACTTAGAGTCATATATCCTCAATGACAATTCTTGTGTATAACTATCCTCCCCCTGATACTTCTGAATACCCGTAAAGTGCCGACTGTACCCCTCAACTACATAACCACGAGCTCCATTCTTAAGAGAAAAGTCTAACAACCTATTCCTCTCTATTCGTATCCTGCTCCTATCTATAGCGTCAAAAGGAATCAATACGACCTTATTCTCTATACCTACTACCGGAACACGTGAGCAGTCTATCTGAAGATCTTCATTCAACACCTTGTTGCATCTCATCTTTTATCTTTTTAAATCAAACTTACTCTAACACCTCCTCTTCGCTCCTGAATCACTCCACAACCTGTATCACAAGAAGACCATTCCGGAAATTGACCCCTATGACGCTCTATGTACCTCCTACAATCCTCCCATAACTCATTCGCATTCTGCATATACAGCGTTCGTAAGTCTCTACGTTCTCCCTGACTAACACCCTCACCGTCCTGATAAACCTTACCTCTCACCCCATAAGGGGTATCTATCTGATGCCCTGTAAAGATATACCTCGCATAAGCAAAGTATGCCAGCACTGCCTTCAATCCTGCAAACTCGTACTTCCTTCCTTGATGCGTGTAACTCCCACCTTCTAAGAGTAATGAATAATCCCGCTGTGGCGTCTCGCTCACCAAGTCCTGATAGAAATCTTCACATACCAAAGGCTTGAGGTCAAACGCCTGCGCCTCCCTTGCGTATCTCTCAAAGTCCTCTACCTTCCGAAAGGTCGATACACTCAAGTACTTCCCTACACTTGCCTTATCTATTAGTATTCTCATCTGTCATTAGTAATTAGTCGTTATCTCAAAAAGTCCATTATTAGAGATAGGAGTTGCAAAATTATCGAATAACTCCTCAAACATCTCTTGTACATCCTGACGCTCCTCCTGCATCTGCTCCTGCATAAATACCCTCGCCTCCTTCAAGCTCTCCCCTGATGTATTTCCTAACTTCCCCTCAACAAAGTCAATCAGAACTGGAGGAACATTCCCATAGGTCTTCCTGATATTATTCGCAGTCTTCCTATCCGCATATTCGAACAAGTCAGCCTTTACATTACTCTCTATCGGTTTGACCAATACCTGATCCTCTAGCTTGTCTCCTGACATTTCCAACTGAAAATGGAATACACTCTGCTCCGCCTCTACACCTATTGACCGCCTCAAGTGGTCCTGAAATTCTTCCTTGTCCGCCTCACTCTTGAAAGGAGAGGTAACAAAGGCATAGGTGCCAAAAAATCCCTTCTTGAATCCATTCCTAGTATATTTAGATGATAGCATCTCACTCTCACAATCCAACAACACTGTATCTGCCCACGCCAGCGGGTACGAATCATTTCTATCAAGGTTCAAGAAATACACCTGCCCCTTGTAATTATCCCAGCCTCCTGCCTTATTCACTTGTTCCTGTATCACTTCAGGACGAGGGTCGTATAAGTCTATTACAGATACATTCTTGTCTATCTCCTTCTTATCCTGTAACTTATCCCAATTGTTGTAATACAATACCTTTCCCCTGTAATTATTACTATCCTTAACCCCTAGCCTACAACAACCATAAGGAAGCACCTGTACGCTGGTCTTTTGAAAAAGTTGATTATAATTTATCTGCAAAAAGACCCCTCTATGATACGAAAGACTTCTCGCCACCTTCTTCAGTAAGTCATTCGGCGTTTCCCTCCTATCATTGATGTACAAAGACTCCTTCTTGAACCGCTCCCCACGCTCCTTAGCTGTCGCTCTCGCTTCTGCCTCCAATGAAAATCCTCTTCCATAGATAAAATCCGCTATCACCCCCGCACAAGCCTTAGCCGTTGCAGAACCACCCACCAATAGCTCTATCTTCGTAGGGTAATCATTCCCCTCTCCATTAGCTAGAAAAGGGAAGCCTCTATACTTCCCCATCTCTGTACGTCTGCTCTCCTCCTTCAGCGTAATTACTGTCACCTTAGTCATCGTACTCTAGAATTTAATTACACCTACTCTACTGATTCTTCAACTGTATCTTCAACAACCGCATCTTCAACAACTGTCTCTTCTTGAGAACCTTCTATTTCTTCATTCGATTTAGCATTCCACTCCTCCAACACTTCCTTCCAATTCTCAGGATATTCCGCAAAATTCGCTATCCTATTGGGATTAATCGATAAGTATCGTAGAGCTACCTCATTCGTTAAGGTATCCTGATTGAAGTATTCGCTACTTCCAAAATCCATAGGGAGAGAAATTATATCCTCTCGCAATCTGAATGCTCCCTCTTGTAGCATTCCATTTTTTTTTCTCTTTGCCATTTCTTCTATCTTTTTTTCTATTCCCTTTACTCTATCCTCACCATAGCTAACCAATTGATTCCAATAATTAGCTAATTTATGAGGGCAACTCACACAAGGATCATTATCATTGAATAAGTAAGTATAAAAGGCGATGAAAGTCTCTTTATCCTCTCCCACCGCCTTCTCATAACCTCCTTCCAACAATTTCTTCAGACCCTCTCTTGAAAAATCTGTCATTTTATGAAGCTAATTTATTGTCAAATTTACCCTTAGTGGTAGCATAATCAGTATCCAACCACCTCATTACGCTCTTAGGCTCCTTCTGATTGCTAGGAGTTCCAATTGTCAAGGTGTATTCTCCTCCATTGGTACGCCCCTCACCCTCAGTTGCCTCCAATCCAATATAGAATCCATACACATCAAAGGAATTATCCAGCGTACTGGTCTTATTCTGTGCTATCGCCACCAATGATGCCCCCGCAACTAGCCTATCTATCTGCTCATAATCCTCTGTACTCTTACCATACAACTTCAATACCAACAGATGCTTGTGTCCATTATAACTGTCGTCTGAAATTTCAGGTTTTGTAGTTATCGTAAGGTGACTCTCCTTAAGATACTCCACCTTATACCCCGTCTTACCAGTCTTCAGTACAAGGCTCTTAATCTTATTACCTTCCACCTGCGTTGCGCCTAAGTCTATATCCTCTCTATTGAGAAGGATTATACTCTTTTCAACTCCCTTGACCGTATCATTACAATCAAATCCGAAGTCTTTCGATATTCTATTAATACATTGTGCCATCTTCTCTGATTTTAATTATACAGGCAAGTTTCCCCACCTGTATAATTTCATTAATTTAATAATATGAAAAAAAATAATAAAGACCCCTTGTTATTATACCGCCATTGCTCCTGTAGTACCTATCACGCGTTGGAAATCCACTCGATAAGAGGACTTCAGATATACCTTCTCTATATCCCCACCTAAGTACTCTACCCCTACATCTTGTAAGGCTCCCATACTATCAATGGCTATCTGGCACTCATTCTTGTCTAAAATTAATGCACGATGCGGATTATGCCACTTCGAACCATTGTCAAAGCTCGTGCGAATTGTATCATCCAGCCATTCTGAGGTAACCACAGGAATACCCTCGAATTCTGATACCATATATCCGCCCTCTACCATCTTAAAGGACTGTTCATTATGAAATTCCTTACGCATAAATCTCGTTAAGTTTGTCGCCAAACTCTGAGTAATTACGAATACAGGTGATGCTCCACTCTTGAATCCCGCTATATCCTTAAGTTGGCAAAGTACCTGATACGCTCTATCCTCAGCCAATGCTCGCTGTGCGGTATATCCTGAACCGCCATTCTCCGCAATCGAAATCTTACGCTCTGGCATTGTTGCTATCATTGCCTCGAATTGTGCGAATAATCCATTCAACACATTGTAGTTCTTATTATCCAATCCGACCTTGAGAACCTGAGTACCACTACCACTGCCCACTGTCGAATGATTCTTATCTCCAAAAAAGACGAATCTATTGAAGTCATTCAATATACCGCCCTCTATGAGAGACACCAAGAATGCTACATAGTCTGAATCATCTATGTTGAACCTATCCGCACCAGTCTTAGCCACCCAAGCGTCAAAAGTCTTCTCTAAGGTAGAATAACAATCCGAAACATTCACCTTTAATGGAACAGGGTCAAACCAACCTGTTCTCACCTGTGTATCCAATCCTACCGAAGGCTTCCCACACCCCTCATCTAAGTGAGTTACATTCGATACTGGCGCGTAATATCCGAATTCAGTACCCCTCACAATACCCTCTCGTATTGTGAATATCTGTTGCAAAGGAAGCAACCCAAATTGTCCTTCCTCTAGCAAGTCCTTAATCTGCTTCAGGTAATCCTTATTCCTTTCCGCCTCCTTAAGAAATGTCTTAAATGCTGTATTTGCCATAATCTATCTATTCTTTTTCTATCTTAATCATTAAGCCCTACCCAATCTCTTGCGAATCTTCTCCAAATCCAATAATGAGCCATTACCTCCTTGTTCCTGACTCACACCTCTAGGATTATCAATCTCAAATTTACTCTGAATCTTCTTCATTCTAGAGAACTCCTTCTCCATTTCTTCAACCTTATTCACTAGAGCATTCAAGGTATCTATCACTACGCGGGCAAACTCTTCTTCTCCCTCATTATTCGGTTCTTTCTCTTTCTCCCGAATCTCCTTAATCTTACCACCTTCTACCACTAGAGTCTTTTCGTCTTTCAAAAGATATTCACCATCTGCCAGAGGCTTATCCGCCTCCTGACCGTCTGAGGTCTTCTGTCTCACCTCATCCCCTACAGCAGGACTCTCTCCCTCTGTTACCACTGTGATAATATCACCATTCGCCAGAGTCAGGTCTATATCAAATACCTTCGCCTCTTTTGCCTTCTTACTGAATTCCTTCAAAAAAGTCAGCATTTCCTTCGTTACCTGTTTCAAATTCATAATTAATCTATTATTCGTTTCTTTTTTGTTATCAAAAAAAAGTCCATTCGTCGCCGCTGGATCATCTACAAGGTCTGAACCGCTCCATTCTATTAACTTCAACCCCAATCCTATACGCTCTACGCCTCCTTCATTATACGCCTCCTCAATTACATCAGCATAGACATATATAGAGTTTCCAAACATCTCAGGGCACTCCTGAGCCATTCCCATAACGTAGTCAAACAAGCTAATCCCTCTACCTGCTACCTGCGCACGCCTTGATATATCTGCTAAATATAAATCACCTATCAGACGCCCCTCTTCTACTCGAAAGTTCTTGTACTTCCCAATAAAAGAACCAAAAGAGCCCCCTGTAAAGGACGGGTGTTCAAATCGTGACTTTATCTCCCCTTTCTCATTCCCGTAGTCCCTTAACTCATTGAGGAACCGCTCAGAGAAATAATAACCATTCTTATTGAGACCCATATTAGCCAACGCAACGCCATAGATAACGCCACTATCAGCGTCTATCTTACCTACTCTCTCATTGTATGTACTGAATCTTAATTCCATAGTGCAAATGTACCTATTATATACCCTCTCTTATGCCCCTGAATAAGGGCAATAATTTCACCAAATCTACGCTACCTTTGCAACCGAATTAAAAATTGTTTTTCTCTTACTTTTGATGACATTATCACACAAAAAAAGAGTGCTCTCCAGCACTCTTCCCTTTGAAACATTCTGAAGAGTTTTTTATATATCCAAATTAAAAGGAGTGATTATTGCTAATCACTCCTTTTTCTATCCATTCCTAAGTAAAATATCTTCTCTCCTTCTAACAATTCAAAAATTCCCTCGCGCTCTCAAAGGTGAATCTCTTAGAATAAAATTCTTTAGAGTACTTTTTATTCGACTTTACAAAAGTATAATAGTCTTTCAATAACTTCTTGTTTGACTTTACAAAATCAAGTACTTCTTGACTATTCTCCTTATTGCGGGCTAACTTAGCCTTACTTTCTTGAACCTTGCGCTCAGCTACTTTCTCTCTTCTCTCTATCTCATTAGCAAGATTAGCTACATATGCTTCATTTTTCTGCAATTCATAAGCAATTACCCATAATTGCTTATCAGAAAAAAAGTCTTTAGTAACATCTGAAAGTATCTTGTGTGCCAAGCTCTCATTAGGAAGTATTCTTAAGTATCTACTTCTTAACTCTTCTGCTATCTTAATGCTACTCTCCTCTACAATAACCTCTATATCCGTAACTAATCTGTTAGCATTCAACAACTCTACTTCGTTGTATATATCCTTAACCGTAATTGTTCTCATTTTTTTAAACTTTTTATTGTTATACTTTGTTTTTACAGTGCAAAGGTACAATAAAAGTTTGTATTATACAAACTTTTCAGAATGCTTTTTAATTAGGATTTAGTTAAAGTTTTATTAATTTTCTGAAACCTCCTTATACTTAAAATAATAGTAAAAAAGCCCCTTAGTCCTTATCCCCATCTCTCTATGTCCGTTAATGAGAGCTGAGATTTCTGCCTTTGCAATGCCTAAGTCCTTCACCAATTGCTTCCCCCCTACCTTATACCTATTCATTTGTTCCTGTATCCATTCAGGAGTAACCTCCTCTGCTGGACTCTCTGTATATATAGTGGCTCCTATATTCAAGGTATATCCCTCGAAGAAGGGAGAAAATAGCTCCTGTGCCCGTTCCCTTAATTCCTTATCCGTTAGATAATTCTCAAGAGGACTTTTCTCCTGATACACCGAAAGAATAAGTATCTTCTCTTCCTTATCAACTGAC